ATCTCTTAGAGATGCTGCAGCTCGTGATGTACCTTTTGTTATAACTGAATCTTGATTATTAGATGAGTAAAACCAAATATCAAATGAAGCTGGGTAGGTTTCAAGTATGGCTGGTTGTCCAAAGTCAACTTGATCATCAACACCATCAAAATCAAAGTATCCTCCTTCTGCAGAGTTATAGGCTGTTCCATTATCTATTGAACCATTATTACCATTTATTACATCTGTCCAGGTAGTGCCTGTACCAGGATAGCTGTTTTCATCTCCAGCATCAACTCTAAATATTAGACCATCAGTGACTATATTTTCTCCTGGATCTGCTTCTGCTTTGGCAGTTGTAGCAAAAAATGCTGATATCATTGACATTACTGTTCCTGATTGATTGTAACTAATGCTGTATCATTACCAATATAATGATAATATACATAATTTCTTTTGGTATTATCAAATGTTCCATTCAGAACTTTAAACTGAGAACCGGTTAAATGTAATCCTGAGGCAGATATATCTGTCATCACAATATTTCCTAATGTCAGAAATTTGGCATTAGTGGTCATTGACATACTGATAGCACTGTTAGATGATGTAGCCATTATTCTGTTAAAATCGAATAAAAGTGTAGTACTGAATGATGATGATAACATTCCACCGGAGGTTCCAGACGGCAGTGTTACGCTAGATGTTGTTGCAGTAAATGTACCCACATCAATTCTGTTTGCCTTGATATTGAGTTCATTGGTATCAGTCCTAGCAGAAATATATGCACTGCTAGTCACATAAACTTCAAAGCCGGCTCCTGTATAATTATCCGGTGAATCTGGAAGTGCAGATCCTGAATATAACAGAAATCCTTGACCTACTCCAACTGACGCAGAAGTGAAACCTTGATATCCAACAGATCTGATGAATGCAGATCCTCCATGCATTTCAATACCGCCGCCAGGAAATGTGTTCAGAAACAGTGAACCTGACACAATGTTGTTAGTGCCGGTGATCACAGTGTTCTCACCTCTGAATGTTACTGGGTAGACATATACTTCCATGTCAGCCAATGTGTTCTTGTAATCAAAGAACTGAAATTTAAATGTCAAAGGAGTATTGAAATAGGTAGGTGGTATCCTTTTGTTTATTCTGGTAACATTAGGAGTAAATCCTGTTTCTTTAACTGCTACCAATGATATGTCAGCCAATGTCCAAGATCCTCTGCGTATAAGAAAGAATATATCAGCTGTATCATTACGTGTTGTCTGAAACTTAAATGATATGTCATTTAAACTTTGACTAGCATTGAATTCCACAGAACCAATTCTTGTACCAAATGTGGATCGATCTTGAAAAATAGAATCTGCTACTGAGTCTAATAACTGAGTAGTTGTGCTACGTACAATATATGCGTCATTGCGATATGCGTCATCATCTGTGATAATAGTGTTTTTATCGCTCGACGAAACATAAACATCAATTCTTGGTAAAGGTATATTCGGATCTGTGCTATTAGGCGAATCTACAGCAAAACCTTTGAATGATAGTTTATATGTAGTATCCGATTTCAAATCGGTATGATATTCTGACGATGTTAAATGAAAATAAGCATATCGATTATCAGTATTATTGAATGTTGAGTCCGGTGTGATACGAACCCCACTAATCAAATTGCCAGGATCAAACACATTAGAGACACCTACTTCCGGTAAGACGTTTGCTCCAGAACCTGACCAATATGTTTCGAAATCTTCTAGACTTGTAAAAAATCCTATCCTATTTTTAATGACCCCAGTAGCTAATTGACTTTCAACAGAATCATCATCTTTCAATATTTCAAATTCTTCTAAAATGGTATCACCCAAATCAATGAAATCGCCGAAAAGACCTCCAGCTTTAAATAATGTCTTAACTTTATATACATCACCTGTAGCTGGTTCAAGATCGACCACCTCAATTTGAGCAAATGATTGCGACTGTTCTGTCACAACGGTGGTAGGTCTTCTGAAATAACTTGCTGTAAAGTTGCTACTCAGTTCTATGGTATCAATTGTTTTTGGCTGTAATGTATCAGTACCTATAGTAATATTAAATGCCCCATTGGAATTATCTGACGCATTACTGAAACCATTTATTTGAGCTACTTTACCTCTTGTAGATGTTTCTACATCTGTAATAATAAATTGTATACTTCCGCTAAGTGGATCTGTTCTATTAGAGCCGGCAGAAGCTATTAATCCTGGTTCTGTATTTCTTTGAGATAATGGTATTAAATGATTATCAGCATTTAATGTAACACCTATAAATCCAGCACCATTATCATCAACACCTTCAATTTTTAAATTAGGATTAACTACGGTAAGAACTCCGCCTATCATATTATTATTTAATACAAAACCAGAACCTTGTATAGTTAATTGCGATAAGCTGCTAAATGTCAAAATAGGTCTAGATTCGGCCTGTTGTATACCTAAAACCGCATCCACTGTATTTACTAATGGCTGCTGGGCAATCGGTACGCCGTAATTCAAAGCTGGAGATCCTAGTGATCCTTGTCCTTGATTTCCACCTGTTGTAGAAACTAGACCCGTACTTGCTATTTGTGTAGTCAACGGTGTTATACGTAAAGTAGCTCCGGAGCCAGTATCGTTTGATTGAACGCCTGGTAGATTATCAATCTGCAGAAATGGCTGAGTTACTTCTTGTATGATTGCTTTTGGCTGTTTTATGAAAATGATTTCTGAATCATTTTTTAATGTAGGAGCTACAGTTAATCTTCTGGACCATAAAACATTTGGAACATCCCTATAATTTGGAGATTGATATTGAAGTGAATATGGTATAGATTGGCCGGTATTTGGGTCAACGGCTGCCCTGCCGGCAACAAATACAGTAGCATTGCCTGGCGGAGTTTCTGGATATATCCATATAGATACAACTCTAGTTCCATCATGTTCAGCATATGAAATGATCTCATAGTAAATCGGCTGTCCATTGTAATCTAAAACTTCTACATGTATTTTAGAATTATCAACTAATGTGCCAGCATTTGCCTTTATCTTAAATAAATTTTTACCAGCTTTTAATTTTTCCGGAAAATCTACGATATTGAAAAACTGATCAGATGTTGGAGTGGTATCAACTATAGAAATTGAAGATAAATCTTTCAGACCATAATATGGTCGTTTTCGCTTTAAAGCTTGAAAATTGTTAATGCCAGGCATTGATTACACTTTATCATAAATATTGTATTTTCGAATAACCGCCTGTCTTTTTGATTTCAATCAGTTTGTCTACAATATCTCGCATTGCATCGATATGTGATATGCACATTATGAAACCAAATTGTGTTTTCAGATAATCAAACAACATATACATGGAGTTTAAATTATCAGAATCCAATACGCCAAATCCTTCATCAATTGCCAAGAAATTAGGTCTTGGTAGATTTGAAACATTGATAAGTGACGTTCGAATTGCTAACGATGAAACAAATTTCTCCATACCAGATGTGAGTTCCAATGGCCAATAGTTATCTTCATCATATACAATAAAAGCATTAATGTTCTTACCATCAGTCTGTAACAATATTGTGAAATCCACAATCTGTGTCAATATGTTGTTTATTTCAGCTTCAATCTTTGGCAAAGCCTTTGATATCAGATAATATGGTACACCGTCACGTTTCACAGCCTTCATATAATATTCATAGCCTTGATACTGTTTTTCCAGATCTTTCAGGCGTTGAATATCTGCTTTTGTGTCAGCAATTTTCTGATTAGCAACACTTAATTTACCAGAAACATCGATGAGTTGCTGATCAATGTCATTGATTTCCCGTTCAATAAATGCCAATTCATTCTTATGTTCGTTTATATCATTGTTAAGTTTCCGATTATGTTCAATGTATTCAATCTGTTGTAATGATTTATTTAGACTTTCATTCAGTGAATTCATTTCACTTTTCAGATCATAATTCTGCCGTTCACATTGATCCAATGAAGTATTTACATTGTAAACTCGATCTCGAATTTTTCTTTTCTTGTCTTCCAGATTATCATAATCAATTAATTTATTCTTGACATTTTGGATGTCAATCTTCTTCAGATTATCTTGTACAAGTTTAACTTGATTATTAATTATACCTAATCTGTTCTGAAGTTCAGGTAATTTTTCTGCAATGGTCTTAGTTTCATGTAACCATGGATTTGCCATGCAGTATTCACAGTCAGGATTCCATTTATGATCATCTAATTTAGATGTCATACGCTGAGCATGTTCAATTTCCTTTTTCAATGACATCTGATTATATTCCATATCAGATAATTCAATTCTTCGCTGATCATATAGATTGATCATTTGTTGCAATCCCGATTTATCAATTTTGGATAACTGAGAATCAATTTCGCTAAGTTTTTCATTTGCCGTGTCTATGAAATTCGAATGTTCAATTATCTGTTTGTCATTGGTTTCCAGATCTAAATCAATTGATCTAATCTTTTCTTTGATATCTTCCGGATTTTCCAGATCATGTATCTCGTATAATTGTTGTGACAATGTTATGATTATCTCATTGAGATTGCGACGCATTTCATTATGATCTGCTTTATCTTTTGATATTTTATCAGAAATCTTTTGATATGTTTCGCTATCCAACTCTGCTTCTGACAAATCCTTTGACAGATCTTTCTTTTTATATTCGCGAATCAGCGCTGCTGTTTCTTTGATATCCTCATGACCGATCAAATATTGTTGTTCAAAAATTTCAATGTCAAGAAATTGTGACAAAAGATCTTTACGTTCTCTCTGTGTTTTGTCAATGAAACCTGTATTATTGTTTTGTAGTGACAGAGCAGTTAAAACAAAATCTTCATATGTACCGAGATAGTCTCTGATGTTTTTGTTTGTACTGTCTCGCTGATCACCGTTTAGATTTTCTTCATTACCATTTACATCATAACGATAAAAATTGACTGTGACTTTGACATGATCATTGCTTTGTTTTTTGCCAGAACGTTCTACACAGTAAGTATGTTTACCTAGTTCAAATTCAAACTTGCTTTGAAAGTTACTGCATTTGTTATTGAGTACATGAGCTGCTTTTTTGGTTCGACTACATTTATCAAAACAACAAAATGCCAAAGCATCTAACAAAGTAGATTTACCTGATGCATTTGGAGCGAAGAGACCATATGATCCTTGCAGTGATGCAAAATCTATGACATTATCAGTGCCGTAACTGAACATGTTTGAAAACTCAAACCGTTTCGGTACCCAGGTTGTGTTTCTGGCTTGTTTGTCTAATACAAGTTTACTGTGTACAGTTCTGTTAATATAACGAACAATGTCCATCATTTTATCATCTACACCGTGTTCAGCTGTTAGATATTCTGATATCACATTGTTTTGCCATTCTACATCTCTGACACTACCGAAATTAATTTTGTTGGCAGTATTTGTCGTATTGATCTCATTAACACGTTGTATTGTGATATCCTGTACTTTACATTTACTGCGTATATGTGACGTAACAGCCTTTATATCTGCAGCATCAGTATTTTTAACTTTCAGTCTCAGTCTAGGCCGCGAGGGTATATTTGAAATATCTGTTTTCAGTTCACCATCTTCCACATATGCTGTGTAATAACCATAGTCATTTTTTATCTCAACAAATTCAGACGTCCTTGTTTTAACATCCCAAACCAATATACCGTGTACCAGACCTTCGCCATGATTCTGTTGAATTAATGAACCCGCATATGCAATTGTTTTATCATCATCAAGATATTGTGTTTTATGAATATCACCTAACAATGTCATGTCATGGCCTTCAAATATGTTTGTTGTGACATGGTCATTTTGTAGTACAAAACCGGCATCTGTGCTGGCATTGTTAACTGCGCCATGATGTAATGCAATCTTTGTTTCAGCAGTTAGTTTGTCAGCTTTTATGAAATCAACCGGTTTGTCAAACACGGACATAACGTTAAAGTCCACATTGGCCAATCTATATATACCTGTGTCTTTAAGATAGTGTAAATCAGTGTGTTTGATAGCCTTAACGATAGGATAAAGAGCGTCTAAGCGATCTGAATTATTTAGGTTACAATCGTGGTTACCGGTGATTACAATGGTAGGAGATATATCTGCCAATGATCTGAAAAAATCAGATACCATGTCAATAAGTTCTGGTGACATATCTGTTTTGGCATGTACAATATCTCCTGCTACATATATCACAGAATTAGGTGTAGCATTCTTCTTGATATAAGAATATAATCGTTTGAACACTATCTTATACTCTTTATGACGTTTCACATTTCGGATATGCACATCTGCAATATGAAAAATCTTGTCAATCTGTTTTATGTCTGTTTTTATAACGTACATAATATTTTTTCTTCCATTAATTTGAATTCAGACAATTCTGATGTTTGATCTATAACTTCATGTATTTTCTGAAATCCCAGATCTGCCGGATCTGAATCTGGGAGATCAACGAAATATACATGTATACCATTTGCCATGAAATATTCAGCTGCTTCCAATGCTTGTTTACGCGCATCTTGATCTAAACATATGTAAATGTGTTTCACTGATTTTTCTACAAGTCTCAGTTTTAGTACATCTGATATAGTTTTACCAAATAAAGGAATGGCATTGCGTCGTATTGCAATCGCATCAAATACTCCTTCGACAAGCACAATAGGCTGTTTCCAATCTATATGAAGTTCAAATCCAACCACATTCTTTGATATAGATGGATTCTTATATTTCAGTGTATCATCTTTGTAATATGCTCTGGCAACAAAATAATTCAGATTAGCCGCATCATCATAGCTTGGTATGATAATCTTACCTTCATATTGTCCTGAATCACAATATCCTATTCTATATTTCAGAATGTCAGTTAAAGTGATTCCTCGCTTAGCAAGATAATGGAATGCATTACGAAACTCTGGATCAGTACGTTGTTTCCATAATGGTTTGAATTCTGATGGTAATGTTACTACTGGAGTATTAGTAGATGTATATTTTGATTTGATTTGTACATCTTCTATCAGTTCAGCTAATCGTACAAACTTAGTTCTGTCTACTTTCAGTTTACGAAACAGTGTATGTATCTTTCTACCCGCTGCATTGCATACCCAGCAATGCCAATGCTGTGTGATGATATTAACTTCCAGCTTTCGTTTATGATGATTACAGAAAGGACAATGATAAGGAATGTTGTCAGATTTCTGTTTACCAGATGAACCAAGTACGGAATCTAAAAGAGAAATAACAGCATATCTGCTCATATATAATAATTAATATTATATTATATTATCATTGACATTAACATATCAATGTTTCATTATTCAATAACTTTCAAATGAAAATTTATTAATTGAAAATAATAAAAATTTTTCAAAAGGTCAACCTTTTTGCCAACTTTTTTCAAAGTTTTTTTCAATGGCTCAAACGTTTAACCATTCATCTGGAATTTGTTTTTCTGACCATGCAATTCCATGCTTGTCACAAAAGTCACCGTAAGTAGTTTTGGAACCTTTTCTGATCTTTGTTTTTGCTGATTGAAACACTATTCTGATGTCTAAGTCTGGATGTTGCTTTTTTATCAACAAATGTTTTTTACGATCTTCTGTGGTCCACCGTCCTTTAGTTTCAATCAATATACCATTAGGTAATGTGAAATCAACTGTATAAGTACTTTGTCTCTCAGGTATAATATAATTAATTTTTGTCGTTTCGTAAACCTTTTTTGGATCTATTTTCTGTTCAGTAAGCTGATCTGCTATCTTAACTTCAAATCCTGATCTATAACCCGACTTCAACGCATTGCGTCGTGTCTTACTTCGGCTTCTCCAACCCATCTAGTAGTCCCATCTTAAAATAATGTTAGTATCTATATCTGCTCGTTTTTGTACTGCCTGAGATAATTTACCAACTGCTAATAACCGACGATGTTCGTCATATAATCCTATAGTTGTAATATAAGGTACTGCTGTACCTGATACAAACATTGATCTTCTAAAATAACCTGGCTCTGCTTGATTTTCATTTGGTAAACAAGGTGCTGATTTCTGTGTAGGTTTTCTAAATGTTGCTGTTGGATTTTGTGACACATTCATTTTACCTTGTGGTATTCTAACCATCACTTCATTCTCGTAAATTGTATGTACACCTCTGTATTTTAGATCAAATGAGTCCGAAGCTCCATCATTTAAAAATACACCAGATCCCGTGTTATGTTTTTCTAAAGGAGATGTTACTGCAATCGCACCATTTTTATAGAAAACATTTCCCATTATATTACTTTGATATAAAGATGCTGATATATAATGTCTATTTTCTAACGATGCAATTGCTGTATCATTTACTGCATAATCATATAATCTGAATTCTGCGAGTTCAAAATCTCTAAACAATAAATCATCATCGCCTGATTTCGCTGAAAATATCAGAGTAGATGTTTCACCATTTAAATGTACTTGTTCATCATCTTCAGATCCTGATAAAATTAAATCACCGCCAACATATACCCTGGCATCATTTTCTATTACAATACTAGCATCGTTATCAATACTTAAATTGCCATTGATAATGAATACTGTATTATATGGTACAGTTAACTGTGCACTTGCGCTTATGAAAAGATCCGTCGTGCAATATCTAGTAACATTAGTTGGTAACGTTAAATCTGATGTAATAGGAGATGTGATATTTGTTGGAACACCTGCAGATCCTATGGCTCCAATCGTACTACCTAATATGATATCATATGCATTACCTAATTTACCTTTTGGTAAAACATTGGAGCATTTTAATCCACCGTTGACATATAACTGCACATTTGAGTTTTCATTTCTAATCAAAATATGATCCCAACTAGTATTATATGAACCTGTTGTTGTTGTCGTTGAACCTGAAAGATGAACTGACCGATCCCCATTACTAGCTTGAAAATGATATGTTGTGAAATCATTACCAAAACATTCGACACCTATAGCGAAAGGTGTACGATAATCATCGTAATTTTGAGTAATAGCTGGCGGTTCATATACAACATCGCGTATAGATTCTGTATTTGTTATCGGATCAAATACACGTTCTCGTTTTATTGTATTTTTATTAACTAACGAATATGGGCCAGCCGAATTAGTACCTTTCTTAACCCAAAATGATATTGTATAATCATCGCATATCCCAAATCTGTCAAATAAATTATTAGTTGATTTCTGATAATCTGGTACAGGTATACCATCTTTGTTATGAGCTATGCGTATAAATGATGAAGAGTCATTGAATTTAGCAGCTAAACCTGATGTCTGATCAAAACCCGTAGTACGCACTCCTTTGACAATATCTATATTCTGAAAATCATATACATCATTAGTCTGCTTCCATGGGCTATGTAAATTAGTATCAGCTCCTTTGAAAAAGTATTCAAATTTTTCAGTAGCTAATCCAAATGGCGGATTAGTGCCTTGTGAAAATCTGAACTGACGATATTCGTTATTAAATGATAAATGTAATAATTCATTACTAGCTGATGCGAAACTTGAAGTTATGATATCATGATCTTGCAGATTACCATGGCCATCATCAGAAGCTGTATAGAAAATATTTTTCGAAGCTATTTTTAGTGTTACGGTATTTTCCTTTATACGCTCTCCATATTCAAAATACGGAATTGACAATATCGATGCCGAATACCATAACAGTTTTTTATTTTTTGTTATATCAAAAGCTTCGTGACATAATGCAGGATCAAATGGATGTTGATAATACTTATGATCCAAGCCATGCCACATAACATGTTTATTGACTTTGATCTCTGAATTTATCGGATAACCATAAGTATTATCACCTACATTGATTTCTGGAAATCGTTTTCCTAAATATATAGCATCATATCTACTATGCCCAGAAGCTGTACTGAAAGTATCTGAATTAACATTGTAATGTTTATAAGCTTGTACAGTACGTTGATTTACATCTCTTGGTTGTACCGGCAAAAAGGTAGTAGGTATTGTAGCCATATCATAATCAGATCATCTTAATAATTCAACTTGACCTTAATCAAAGCTTCTCGAGTGAAGTTTTTCAATATAGGCTGACTTAATTTTGCAACAGCTAATAGTTCTAAACTGCTATTATATAATCCTACCGTTGTAATATATACTTGAGGATTGTCTGCAAATGTAGCATAAGTTAATTCTCCAGATCCCGTAGTAAAGGATTTGTTGTTAGAATAATTATATTCTGCATTTCTGGCTCTGACAAAATAATATGTAGCTTTTACACGCTCCATTGACCTGGCTTGTATACCACCATTATGTGCAGCCGGAGTCAAATCATTTGAACTAGATAAAGCAGTGAAAAGTTTCATTGCATTATCACCTTGAATCTGTGATCCTGTTACAGATGCAAAGTTTAATCCTCCGAGTGAATAATCTCTATCTAATTGTTCTGCATTGAGAACTGCGATACCGAGATGTGGATAAAGTAATCCATAATGTACTTCATTACCTGGATTATGAATTACCTGACCTTGTGTCGTATTGTCCAACGTACCTGATACCAAATTATAAACTGGACCAAATTGTCCTATAGTAGGATTATTAGCTGATGAGTCATCAACAATTTGTACATATCTACCATCACCGGACACAGTGACAGCCGATCCCGTATGTTCGTTATTAGCAATTGCATTTCCTAACGATCCAGACAATCTAGCTAATGTCAATTCAAAATTACCAGCATCAATTCTTTCACGGAACTTAGATCGATTGAAATTTAATACATAAATAGAATTACTATCTGTGCCATTGAATGTGAATCTACGATCGCCGGGTGCTAAAAGCAATTGAGCATACTGTGAATAAATACCTCTGGTAGGTGTATCATTATTGAGATTTCCTGTCAAATCTCTGGAACCTGATCCTCCAAAATGCCCATATGCAATTGATAATTCTGAATTGGCATTTGTTACAGCGGCTGGATCTCCTCCTGAAAATATTTCCTGATAATATGTTTTCTGAGTAGCAGTTAGAAGCGAACTCGTAAACATGGTAACTAAACTACCAGTATTGTTAGAAAACAAACCTCTAGTAACTTCTTCTTGCACATCCGTAAGAATATCATTTACAGGATCAAAGGCTGTATATACGCCAGTATTGAAAATAATATTACCAGAGGCTTGTGAACCCTGAAATGCTCCTAAATTTTGGCCACCTCCAGGTATTGCTGCTGGATTAGCTGCTTGGTTAGGAAAAGCAGTCGGTACTCCGGCACCATATGGTAATACAAAATGCATTGGCATATTGTTGCCAAATTGTTCTCTTGCTAATGATAAAGCTGTTCTCATGTGACTATGTCTTTTTTTCTTATTGTTATGGGTTTGCTCTGATAGTAATCGGTAATGTAATATATCCTCCCGTCTCATTACCAAATATAGTTATACTAGTTTGCCTATCAGCTGCGCCAGCTACACCAGCATTTGGATGTATCAATGAAAAATTGAATGTCATGCCAGATATTTGTGAAGTTGTACCAGCATCGCCTATAAATGTAGCTGTAGTAGCTGTTAATCCAGGTAAATTTTGTGCAGAAGGAGCATTAGTAGTGACATTTCCAATTACAAGATTGGAATCATTAATAACAACTGTATATCCGTAGTTATTATTAGCTCCTGGGAAATTAGCAGTGGTTGGCGTGATAGAAAAAGTATCACCTGATGCCGCATTGATAGCTGAAATTCCTAAACTAATAATAGGTAATCTCTGCGTTCCTCTTGGCAGTGTGATAAGTTTATATTTCATCATCTGCGTTTCATCTGTCAATGCTTCTGTAATAGGAAGATTCTCAATAGCAGCTCCATAAAAAGCAGTTCCGAGCGGATGATCTACATTATAAAGATCATAATCTATCTCATCATCTGCCAAAGCGAAATATGTGATCTGAAATTGGTTCTGTCCTTGTGCCAGTACCTCTCTACCTTTTTTGGTGAGAATGGCATCTACTGTTATGGTTGAGTTATTTAAATATCCCATGACTCCTGTTTTATTTTGTATAAATATGCTTTAACAAGGAATTAGCCTCCAAATCCTTGATTATTGTTAGTACCGACAGAGAAACCTGGATTTGCTATAACACCTACAGATGGTACATTTATACCTGAAAACGGCGTAGGTGCTTGCGTGACTGGTGTTACCGGCTGACCTCCTACATTGACTGCAATATTACCACCCGCCGTATTAGCATTAGCAAGATTAGCATAATTCATTTGATTTGGATTGGTAATGTAAATTTCAACTACCGGAGTACTACCTATTGCTGTATCATTAGAAGGAAGATTTACACCAGGCCCCGTCAATTTACATCCATCAAAATTTAAATTTTCTACATCAGTGAAGAAGTCATCCATATAACAAGCAGTTTCCAAAGAACTACTATAATATAGGCCAAGTGATTGACTTACTGCTCTGTCTCTATCAAGTTTATATTTGTTTTCAAATACCTTTTGCTGATTTCCAAAATAAAAGATTTTTTTCTTGTAAATGTTACTAGGTCTGCAATCATATACCTGTTGTTGTATAACATTGTGACATACTTTATTTATGTCTTGAATAATTGAAACTTTATCAACTTGTAATGATTGTGTATATGATCCAGTCACTGAAAATATTAAATCAAATGTCATATTTGTGAATGGCGCAACACGTACATTTTCAAAACTAAATCTATCATTTCGAAATGCCGATGCACTGTAATCAGCTTGTAATAATTTTTCCTGTATATTTCTTCCAACAAAACTTCCAGATCTATGAACAATGTTTCTTGTGCCATCAAAATAATTTGGATGGTCAGCTTCTATGTTGTTCGGTGTAGTCATAATAGCTGTATCCAATTGAAATGGAGAAAATCCACTATCAGTTTGTCTGGAATGTAATATGTCTAAATGAAAATCTCTGATGGTCTCAAATGGAGAATATGTATTTATCTGAACTCGTAAACTATCTGACGATGCCGATTCTGCTATCGCAGTAGATTTGGCATATGCAGTATCATCTGTTTGTATACTTGATAAATTGTTCCATGGAGTTGACAAAGGATCATTCTTCACAGTATATATAGCTGATATTGAAGCTGTGATAGATGGTTGTTCATCTACTGGATAAACTGCTATTGTGCAATAATCACTCGCAGTATTATGATATAAATTAATCTGACCAAATCTATTACCAGCATCTACTTGTCCATTATCATTCAGATGATAAACTGTATTAGCACTGATAGCAGTCGGATCGTTAATTGATCCTTCATGAATTGTTATTACATCTGATGTCGGGAATAACGAATGGGTAACTCTAAGTTCAGTTTCTGTAACAAGATCTTCAAATGTCGGTCTTTCTGTTATACGAACTTTGCTACGTTCTAACGCATTTGGTTCAATCAATAATCCAAAAACTTCATCAACACGTTCAGGTATAGTCTGTCTGAATTGGCTAAATATTCCGAAATCAAATTGAGAAAAAATTCTTATAAAGGCATTCAGATCATTTCGCTGATCAAATTTCTTCCAGTACTGTTTAGTGAAATTGTATAAATCAGGATAGCGATTTTCAAATTCATCGTCAGGATCTCCTATATAATCATCTAACGACACATCTCCAACATGATTAAATATATCCTTATTTATCTGATCAGCTAAAGAATAGAATAAACCTAAACGATTAGTATCTAATGGTGCTCTATCAAATCTAGATGTTTCTGCCGTATGATCTGGTGATAATGTACCAAATAAATCATTATCTTCTAATCTTATTTTCTGTGATCTTGGTACAGACCCTCCTAATGATACACCTTGTATATAATAAGTCTCTTCAACTGGTACATAATTACCCCTAAGTGGATTCGAAGGAGTAGAAAAGCCAGATGCTGTGGCAAATGTATTTCCATATTGTCCATATGGTGGACTGAAATCATTACGTGACTGTGCAGGATGAGATGATGAAACAATCAACCCAGATCCCTGTGATCTATCAACTGCTAACAGATCTGTACCTAATGGATAATGTCTAACTAGTGTATCATAGGAACCGGTAGCAGATAATGATGATACATATGAACTAGGGTTGAGTGTGTGTATATCAAAGGATGATTGTTTATAATCTTCTACATATTCTTTATATTCTTGTATAGATCCTGAGAAGGCGTTATTTGCATCGCTGCCTCCTAATGTTTGTATTGCATTAGCTACGCCATAACTATTGCTACCAAGATTGGGATAAGATCCTAAATACTGTACTAAAGTATTACTAGCCGATGCCCATGAACTGTAATGTCCAGAATCTGTAGGTGTCAGATTGATACTTGCTGTATGAATGATCTGACCTACTCTATAATCAGATGCTTTTTGCACAGCTACCGTATACGTCGTATCAGTATTAGATCCTGTATTGAAATGATTACCATCCGTCGAATAATACTCTGTTATATTCCAAAAATCTCCATCATATAATGGTACAAATTCAGATGCGCCTGAAAAATTAGTACCCTGCGCCGGCGCGGATATAGCATATAACACTCTACCATATTTATCACTTCCGGAATATGAACCAGTATATTGTATTGCAATTCTAGACAGAAGTCCTGTGCTCGATCCTCCCCTGCTATATAACTGCATACTCTGTGATTGATCTGGTTTGAATCTGAATTCTCGTTTTATGATAGGTATTTCGCCACGATCCAATCCACCAGGGCCGACATTAGTATCAAAACTAGAGCTTACATATTCCGCGGCAAAATTTAAATTCGATCCAGAATTGAATTGTAAAGCATATGCAAATCTGTCCTCGATAAGAACTGGTTCATCTTCTCTTACCTTAGGCCCTCCATACTCTCTTATACTTAACAAAGATTGTGGTATGCCATAAATGTTCATTATAGCATGTATAGCTCGTTTTGTCCCTTTAGTTTTAAGAATGTAAGGTAAATTGTTATACATTCTTTGCCAAATTTCCGCAGTTAGATCTTCATCAGATTTGGAAAATAAAGATCCGGTCTGAGCAAAAGCTCCGGAGCCAGAATCTACACCTAAAGCATATTGTGATAATGCAGTAGCCTGATTGCCATTTGTTAATTGCCATCCTAATGACTGGGCTAATTCATAATATGTATCTTTGTGTTGTCCTAATTTAGGATGTTGCTCATCATTATAAACATCTGGTATGTTATTGACATATGCATAAATTATATCATAATGATGACCAATCATATTAACAAATTTCAAATACTGATCATTGTTACTATCATCCGTAATGAATTCAGGTATTGTTTTTACTAATGCATTATCATTTTCAATGTCAAATAATGATGCGGTAGCAATTGCTGAATTATACCAATTGGTTGCTAGACTCGATGTTGTATGATGTAATACATATTTGCCATTGACAATATGTTTAGGCCAAGACGATAATCTATATTCTTGAGCTCCGATAAGACCACCTTCGATGACCATATCATCATCAACATATTGAGAAAATTTTGTAAAAAGGCTGCTGGTAGATTCATAATACAAATATCGCTCAAAGCCATCAAACTTACCAATGATATCATTTTTCTTTGATCTTAAAATTTTGATATTATTAGATAATGCATTATTTGTAGTGGCGTTAGCCCCGCCTAAGGTAGTTAATTGCTGATCATAAAATTGTATCTGATCTATTTTCTCCTTGAAATTCTTTACTCGGGCTTCTGCTGATGAATAAAAAACAAAGTTTTGAAATCCACTGTAATCAATTTTAATTTTATCATCAAATGATTTGGTTACAAATGCGTTTAATACTTGCTCAGATACTGACAATGATCCTTCTAATAAGTCATTATAATTTGCAAAATCAGTTTCAGTTACAGTGCCGGCAGTGTAATTTTCAAAATTTGCACTGCGCAACGTATTCAAAATTTCTGGTTGTTCGAAATATGATAAACTGATATTATCTGTAATAGAATCTGTTATTAATTCTACAATAAAACAAAAACTGTCATCTGTTATAATTTCAGGTATCGGTTGATATAAACGCAGAATGATATCAGTAGGACTAGTCCACAAAGCTTTATTAACAATCCTGTATAACTCATTTTCTCCAAAATTTACAAATAAATTATCAACAGCAACTGAATAATTCAATGTACTAGCAATTACCGGAAGACCATTATTGTATACTATTTGTTCAGTATTTGTAGTAGGATCTAAAGCTGTTTGATATACATTTTGTGTATAATTGTTGGTAACACCTATGTCCAGAAAATTATTGATATCGTTAGCAAATATTTTAGCATTCGAATCTAACGACAAATGAACTTCTCTACGATCAGGTGATATGCCTTTCACAATGAATGGCTGTGAAGTAATATCTCCTAGAATATTTCTATATACATTGACAACAACTTCAAATTCACCTCTGGTAATACCAATACGTTCTAATTCATTATTATAATTGATTATAAGTTCATTACCTTCAATATAATAATCAGTTATGATGCCACCAGCAATTCTGGTATCAGCTACTGGATTAATATTATTCTCAGAAGGCGCATAGACCTGCATCTCCACAACAACGGAAGAATTAGTTTCTAAATAAGGAAGGCCGACACCTGTATCCGGTACTACAGTTACTGTGGTTGGATTCAATAATTGTACATGCTGTGGTAACCATGTAGATGCTACTAAAGTCGTAGGTGTTGAAATGATTTGATCTGTATTTGTAAATCTCTGTAATGACACTACTAACTCCTTATATAATTATCGTAGACGAATCCATTTGGCTGAGCATTATTCAATGCAGTAGCAGCTTGACCTGGGAAATTATAAAAGAAATCCTTGCCCTGCGTATCTGTAAATAGTCTTCTGCGAACTAATTGTATTGCATTATATTGTGCAATTAAATTTTGTCGCTGATACTGTTTAGCATCTGATCGTAAGAATGCTGGTATAAAGAATATACCAGATGATATTTGATTATTTAATACCGCATTCAATGCTAGTAACGCGTCATAAGCTATTTGCATTTGTCCCGGATCAGTAGCAGTTAATATTGTCTGATCAATATAACTCATAACCGCAGTTGCATTGGATAACATCTCACCAGTTATGGATCGATATTGATCGATTAAAGCTGCTATTGCCTTATATGTAGCAAACTCGTCTTTAATCTGATTAAATATTAACAAACCTATATAATCGTTACGCCAAAGTAAATCTCTCAACGTACGTCTATTCAAATTAGTAGAATCATGAGCAGAAAAATCACTATTTGGTGTAGGTCCTTGAATATCAACTGAAACTGTATAAGATGTTACTGTAGTAGATTGCCCCACGACAGTAGAAGTTGGTATTTGTATGTTATTGCTGAGTAGAGGACCATAACCGGGAACATTTATATTCTGTAAGTTGGTTATATCCGATATTAAGCCAGCAATTGCATTATTAGTAGCTGTAGTTAATGGCGTTCCTTGTGGGACACCAAATACCTGCGGTATATCTCCTATATTGAAATTTGAATTCCAGATACGTCCCCAACCGAAACCGAGAATATCATCTATATCATTATCTGACAATTCATCTAATGCCTGCCCCGTGTCAGATAAACATCTGAAGAAATTGGCATTGGTAGCGACGTTAACAACATCACCATTATTTTTCAGTCGCTTCAATTTCCATTGACCAGAAGGAACTACTAATGTATTGAAAATAGGACTGTTACCATCAAACATTTCATTGATTTCATCTAAAGCTGGTCTATTATATGAATCATAACTTATCTGTGCTAAACTTAGTATAGTAGCTGTATTTATGAATAAATCATTCAATGATTCTCGAATAGAATCAATTTGTCCTTGTTGTATTGCTTGTAACGTATAATCATTGAATCTATTTTCAGGATAATATTTTATAGACCCAGGCGGTTCATATGGTTGCAGCTCTGTCTTACTGAACATGTCATAACCATGTGATTCAAAATCTATATAATTGTTAAACTCAGCTAAGTCAAGTCCTGGATTACCATCATCACCTGGATCATTACCGCCATCAGATGTTAAGATATGAGGAAAGGCATTCCATACAGGCTCTAATTCCAATGCAGTATCAGTTTGATTAGTACTAACAACTCCTTCTGGTAACATTGATCTTATAATTGTGATACCACCATTATCACATAAAATGTTAATCAATCCGGTCTCTCCATACCGGCCAGCAGCTCCGACAATATTATTTGCAGGATCTGGTTGTACAGATCCATATCTGGATATGTCATAGTCATTGACATAAGCATATTTTTTGATAACAAATACATCAGTGACTTGTTTCCAATGACCATGTACCATCATTCGTAAATTATTTACAAGATCGTCAGATTGTACTGTTGTGAAATTTGCCACTTCATCATCATTCCAATTACCGGTCAAATTTGGCCAATCTAAAACAACCATCTGACCTTCAAATTTTTCTCTCATTTTTTCATTGAATGTCTGATCCTGGAATACACGTGGCGCATATTGTGCTTGTACGGTTGGAACGCCGGCTGTTGTTATTGGTAGGACATAATCACCAGGGTCTCTTACAAAAGGAGCTATTGGTAAATAACCAGTTCTAAATCGTATATCATAGTTCCATTCAGGCGATCTATCTGGCATTGAACGTGCTATGAATTCATCATAAGGTGTTGATACAGTACTAGAGAACGTTGTACCATCTAATGACATATCAAATGTTGTGAAATCCGCTTCTTCTGCCACTATGATAGAAGCATATGTTTGTCCTTCTTCCACTAACATGACATCCAACGTTTTATAATTTGGTATTGGCTTAGCAACACCATCTTCTATATAAAAAACACAGAATACATCATCTACAATAAAACTATTTGATACTAAATTATGAGGACCAAATCTTATGTAACTATCATGAATGTCTAATAAATCTACTGGCTTGTTAGCAATAAATATTTTATTTTGTCCTGGCTCTAATACTTGATCATCTTGGACAAAATAACTAAATCCTGGATCTAAAACATCTTGTAAAACTGTATTATTAGAAGTAGGAACAGTTTGCTGTAAACCATAAAATGCATATTCATTCGTTTGAGTATCTAATTGTAAAGTGCCAACATCATTTCTATCAGCTATCAAAATACCATTTGGGGTGTTACTGCCGGTATAATTGCCATGATATTGTGGAACACCTATTTGTCCAAAATTGTTAGGCATATAATATACGGTATTATTCAGTTCATGTATGTGATATGTATTATAAGGTGACGCTGCTCTAGCCGCAAATTCTGTAAAATATAATGGGTAATATCCGTTTATAGTAAACGGTTCGGCAGGAAATGTATTGTTAGCAGAATTTAGAAAAAAAGTATTTGGCATAACATATTATTTAACTACTTTGAAATAAAAATCATCAAATGTCTGCACATCATCTCCTCCATCACGTTCAATTTTTAATTTTATTTTATAAAATCGTTCTGGAAAGAATGAATCCATTCTTAGTTTAAAGAAACTACCATTTGTATCACAGTCAATTCTCGTAGCTGCTGTATCAAATGGTATTATCACATCATCTGTTACAGAATCTAAAATGCTATAGAAACTTGATGTTGGTAATCTATTACCGGTCAGAAAGAATGATGATGTTGTATATGTTTTAGTAGGAAATTCAGGACGTACGCCTATTCTGAACTTTGCTATATCAGATATCCTATATTCGTCTCTGATATTTTTAATGTAAGGCACATACGTTTCAGATGAAATTTCAGCTGAGCCAGTATTCGCGAATATTGTATCATCAAATGCTACTTCTAATCTTGGCACAAATACTGTATGAGTCTCTCTTCCATAAAATTTAATTGATCCTAAAATATCACCGGATAATTCGTCGGTTTTAGAACGTTTAACAATGAATCCATTGTTAGTTATATCTTGATCAACCCAATGTTTTACTATGTCTGTGACGTTCATTCTAATATCAGGTACTTCATTTTGAAATGATTGTGAAGCTTCATATGTAGACCCGGTGATCCAAGTACCTCCGCCATTAGTATTTGTAGCTGATATATCATCACTTGAATGTGCGGATGCAGTACTCCATAATACAGCATTAGGTGTACCAGATCTATATAACCATGATACACCATTTCGAACTTCAGGATCATCATTGAATGTTCCATTACCATTTGTCCATGATTCGGAAACAGGATAAGCCTCTAAGCTATAACTACGTAGCAAATCTTCAGATTCGGCAGCAAACATTTTAAGATATACTGATGCTGAATTAGCTGTGTTACCTAAAGGTGGAATTTTCCCATTGTTAATTGCAGTACGCAGTGTATTAATTTCAGAACCAAAGTCTATCAATATTCTAGTATTAAAAGTATCAGAAAAATCAGCAGACGCTGATGATAATTTGATAAGTTCCAATATCTGATCAACACCGGTATTACGTTCAGTGAATCTTTCATAAATAGTAGCATCGCGTTCAGCGTAAAATAATCTATACATAGTTATACATTTACAGTTCTACCTTGAATATCTCGATTTGGATATTTTACTTCAAAAATGCATGGATCTAAGCTAGGGTATAATATTCCATGTTTAGTTGCACTAGCAATATCGTATAAGTTTCCGGAATAACCATTTGCGGTTGAATATTTGTTTTCTATTTCAAAACTTGTAACAGTTTGTACGCCTTCGACTAAATCTAGATCTGCCCTAATAGCATTCATATCAATGCTTCCATTTATTTGCATTCTGTCAACGTTGAACAATACTTTTAATCTTTCAATACAATTTAGTACTGCTTGATTAGAATTATAATTTGGTCTAGCTACAATTTCAAAATTCAAAGCTATATTGACAATGAACGCATCTTTTATATTAATAGCATCAGTTAACATACGATATTCAGATAAGTATGTTCTGATATTTTCTTTAACTGCTAAGTTAGCCGGCGTTAAGTTTTTATTCTCATCTAAAGATAAAACATAAAGATTCAATGCTAATGGATTTTGAATTGTATAGCTAGGATAACTCTGATCATGTGTATTGATCTGAGTATCACCTACTATATAAGCTTTATCAACAGATCCATATCTACGTGGCATTGCATAAATCCTAGAAATATAATCTTCTCTTGTAATTGCTCTATTCTGTGCTGCAAAGCTGGCGATTGCATTTTGTCTAATATTTTCAATTGATTCTCGATCTCCACCGCCGGTGATAGCACCTGGATTAATTATCGCCAATGTCTCTTTAGTATCATCTAAATTTACAGTAGAGCCTTCATTAAGATATGTGACGTCGTTTACTTCTGTGATAGTATTAACTCCGGTATTATCATTTATTCCTCCCCCAACGGTATATGTTACGGTAAGCGTTGTATTACTAGGAGCTAATCCATATGTACTCGTATAAAGAAAATTAGACGGATCTAAATTATTGTTAGTTGTTCTTCTTAAATATTCAAGACCTAAACCTACATTTTTCGGATTTGGTATAATCTCTTCATCAGCGTCAGAACTGATGCCAGACCCGAATTGTATTTCAACTTTATTATCAGCTCTAGTTCTAGTTACAAATCTCCTAGGAGTTTTCTTCAATTTCAAAATATAAGGAACACTTGATCTGAATTGACTAAGTGTCGGGTCATTGAAAGGAATATTTAAAATATCATCAAATACAGTATCTTGGGCTAGATAATCCACTTCACGCCATTCATTACCAGCCGAATCTTTGATACTTACAATGTCTATGACATTATCTTCTGATAATACAATTTTGTCATAAGCTTTAGGATCATTGAAAATATATTCCTGTGTATTAACTTCTCCAGATACTATATCAGCTTCCTTTTTAAGTAAGTATCTTGCTACATCTCCTGATGCATTTAGTTCATAAACTGTTATTTCTGGGTCATTATTAAAATCGATAGGCTCAACAGTTCTATATAAAACATCAGCATCAGATGTCATAGTCATACCAGCTGCTATAGACAATGCATAGCGCATATCTGGTTCAATGTTAGTGCCAGTGCCTATGGCTGGCACTAATTGGTATACATCTATTTTACCAGTAGCTGCAGAAAAATTTCTAGCATCATATCCAAATAATTTGGACAATGTGATAATGCTACTGCGTTCTTGCGCTAAACTCAGTATTGATTCTCTAAAAGCTGTATCCGTGTAATATGATAACACATCACCAACATATGATGACATTTCCATAAATAACATACCTGGTGATGTTTCATTGAAATCACTATATGTATTTGGAAAATAATTTTTTGTAAAATTGATTAGATTCTGCCGAAATTGTGCAAAATCTTTATTCAAATATTTTACTTCTTTTTTAATTTGTGTCATAATTCATATCTCATTAATATGTACCCGGCGATGTGACAGGAGCGGAACTGATTGGAACTAATTGAAATGATTGCTGAGCAGTATTTGTCACTGCAGTTTCTTCTGTATCAATCTGTAATATAGTTTCTTCATCTAACAATACATTGATTATTATGTTAGCTCCCAATGTAGTAACTGAAACATCAAATTTGATACTAAATCTATTTAATACTCTATCCTGAGTTACCATTAAATTATTCAGAGTAGCATATGGTAACCAATATCGAAAATCATTTCTAATTGATTGTTCTAAACCTGTCAATGTTTGATCAGTTAAATTTTCAAAAAGAGTATCAAAAATATCAGTTCCTAGATTAGGCTGCATAAATCGTTCACCTTTTCTAGTCAGTAACAATGATTTGATATTGCTTACAACTTGTTCTAATGTTGTGTATGATTGCACAAAAACTGATCCACCATCAGATGATCCAGACGCATAATTTGAAAATTCAGAAAATGCAGATGCAGGTCTATTGAATGGCAATTTTATGCCTAGTGCAACATTAGGTGTTGTGTTAAACGGTTCTAATCTGTAGATTGGTCTGGCCATTATCTACGACCCTTCTTTTTATCAATGGCTGTCATCAGAGCAGAATAATCCTTATTCATGATGTTCAAAACATTAGCAACAGCTTCATTTGATGTATCAACAGGCCGGCCATCGATATCAGTAGTTGGCGTGACATCTGGCTCTGAACTCATCATGCTCAATCCAGATTCAACTAATGGACCTGTATTCATTTCAGCAAAGTTTGTAGCCGTCGCTGTATCATTCAACAGATCATTCAGAATGGAATTCTTTGAGAATGTCTTCTTTGTGACAGGCTTTCTGCGCTGCGGTTTGGCATGCATTGGCTGCCGTTGTTCTGATAACACATCTTTCAGTATAGGCAGAAGTTCTTCAGTTAGAACATCTCTCATTTCCTGTCTGATCATTTGCCTTAAAGCTTGTGTAAATTTACCCATAGTATTACTTTACTATAAATATGAAATGTAACAGAATTATACTTGTCTTTGCTCAATTATCAATGACTGAGTAGATTCTTCAAATATAAACACATTTCCTACCCATGGACGTTCAGTCACTAAGCCGGTAGATACTAGTCTAGTAGATTTCGCTGCACGTGAGAGCGATTCCTGACTATCAGGAGGTATCGGATGTACAGTTATATGAAAATGAGGAGCTGTTCCTGCTTTAGATATATGTGCATATTCATTAATAAATCTGAAGAGAGGTTCGCCATCAAATCTGTAATTGGCAGGTGATCCTGATATACCATGTAATATTTCTTCTATTTGACTTACATATGATCTAGGTTTCACAACAAAATCCATAGCATTACCATAAGTATGATTACTTTTATATCCTAAGTTTTGATGAAATATATCATTGCCTCCTGTAAATGCGAGTTCTGCGTCCGGTAACTCACGTTTTATTTCATTGATTACGAATATGACCCAACTAGCAAGTATATTTGAAATATCGCCACCATTCGAAATTTCGCCAACCGATTTTCCAGTTATACGTCTTCCTTTTTCGCCATATTTAAAAGCTCTCAATACTCTTCGCAATCTATTAGCATTAGGATGACCGTCACTATCTTCCGGTCTCCATTTAATGCCCGAATAATTGTCTTCTGTATATTCTAAATCATTTCTTTTCAATTCACCGATACCCCAAGATGGTACTGTCGGCGGCAATCCTAAGGCAATAGGAGTAGCTTCAGCTGTACCCGTAGAAAACCAATCATGTAAAACATTGGCCATGGATTCGGCACATTCAACAGTAGTCTTACCCTTTGCTGCATTGTCTGCCATTACTGTCTTGATTCGATTTGTTAAAGCCTGTGATGGTGCCTTACCTTTATATAATGGCAGCATTCCCAACGCAATACTTTTGGCAAATCTGGGTAATTGTCTTTCAAGTAATGTAATGCCATCAGAAAAAAGACCGCCGGGAAATGCTTGTAGAAGACTTGAAATGATTTCGCCGGCGGCGTCCACTGAAGCTGAAGGTGGTACAACCCCACGGCTATATTCTACTATAGCATCGAAAATCTCTAAAAATTTTTCTTTTGATGTGGTATCAAAATTTATGTCAGAGAAAATGGTTACTAAACTTTCCTGCAATTTGCTTTTATCCAAAGGCATTACTGTCTCATTCTCCTCAATCTTTGCAACAAGTTGAAACATGCCCCAAGATTGGTGGCAGGGCCGGTAGGTCCTACACCGGTCGCAAAACTATCAACACCGCGTGTCAGATTTGACAATTCTGTTAATGCACCTTCCAAGATATCAAACAACTCATCCATGTCCATTGCCCAGTTAGGAGTTGCAATAGATACTGTATTTTTGGCAGACAATACTATTTCATCTCGCTTGGAATTGAACACTAAACGGTCTGCTGTCAATAATATCTGTGAATTCTCATATCTGGAAAGCGATTTCACAGTACGTCCAATGTTAGATTGTGACAGTGTAGTTGAATTTATTTTTTGTTTTGATGACATTATGATGCTACTGGCAGTGTCATCAGGATTTTCAATTGTGTAATAGTTACCTCCCGTTTTCAAACCACATGAAATAGTAACAATTGGATCAGAAGCATTATTACTTCTCCAAAATGGCCGTTGTTGATAACCTGTAGCTGGTAATACAGTGCCTGAAAATCTTATAGCAGATCCATGCCGATCCTGCAGAATCATGTCGCCTTCATATGGCTGTATAGGTATGATGTCACGTTCTTGAAATGAAATATTATTATCTCTTGTGTTCGTAGGATTTTCAACTGATAATCCTGTGTCTAATATATCATTACTGCTCCCCTCAACAATTTGAGAATGATTAGGAAATTTGTTACTATTAACAGAGTGATATGATGATAGAACGTTTAGGTAATATGTTCTATCGCCATTAAAAGTGCCTGTCGTGCCATCAATAGCACCTACAATTAAAACTATTTCGCCAGGCAATGGCACTTTGTAAAAATTCATATTGAATGGACAGGCTAATGCTACTTCGGAGCCGGCGTAATGTGACGCTCCACGAACACGAACTAAAACTGATCCCTGAGGTATTTCAATATTTGGTTCATTAAATTTACTCCTCTGTATTGTCGACAGATCCGATGATATTACTTCGGCTGTTCCTATCTCTCTTACCATCCTCTTCTCCTGATTTTATCTTTTCAATTTCTTCTTCAGCTGTTTTCAGAAGTTGATCTCGCTCTTCATCTGTTAATAACAGGCTGCCTTCTTCATCACGTTTATTACCTGCTACTAATCGTTGCACAACTGCTGCCAACTTGACCAGAGCATCGTCATTTTTAACTGACACTTCGAGGTAATCTTTGATCATAGGAACGATGACTGTGGCATCGCCAACATTGTTAATCATTGGCTGCAATTCTTTGATAAGGCCTTCTATCTGCCTGGACTTGCGTTTGGAATTGTGATATATGTCCTTCATCAAGTCAGAAAAGGTAGTTCCCTTGAACAGTTCAAATTCAGTACTCATAGACTCTTTGCTATAAATATGAAACCGTTATATTTCTGTTAACTGACCTGTTCGTAGGTATTCTTTGTACATTTCTTCAAACTGAGCTTTCATGATGTTCACAACTTTGGTAATGAACTGTGTCTTCATTCCCGTACGTTCTCTAATTAAAATGTATAAAGCTTTCTTATTGAAGCTTTCCAAAGTAGCACGTAGTCTAAATAGTTCTAACACTGTGTCAGCAATCTGAATGTCACGTTCATTGGTGAAATGTTTATTGAGATTTTTATCATACCAGGCAACCCATTGATCAATGAAATCTCTCAGATTCTCTTGATGTTCCGACAAATTCATTTCAGTGTCCAGATCACGTTCCATGTCAATTGCATCTGTAGTTGCTCGTGCTTTGAGTTTCTTATAATTGGAATTGTTCTGTATGATTAGATAGTTTCGGGCAATGATAGTGAAATAGGAAAATGCCTTTCCTTTACCCTGCTGAAACTTTCCAATTTTCTCTGTCATGAATGCCACAACTTCTTTCTGCACATCTTCATAAGGAACATCAAAATATGTGAACTTGAAAGTGTGATATACATTCTCCACCAACTTATGAAATGGATAATTGATATATTCCTTGAAGATTCTATCTCGCTTATATTTGTTTTCTTCTCCATTATAAGCATGAATCGCTTGTTCAGTTACAAAAGTGAAGTATTGTCGCTTATACTTTTTATTCTTAGAAAGTTCCAATTCTTTCTGACTGCCTTCAGTCCTATACCATTCATAAAATCTATCTACACTGCTCATTAAAACTTCCTATTAAGTTCTTCTATTATCAGTTTGATGTCTTTGAAAATGAAACCAATTTCATCATCTGATTCAAATGATCCTATTCGGTCAATCTGTCGCATTTTAGAATAAGACTCATTTGACATCTTTTTGAGATCATTATAAAATGTATAGTAATTGGTATTGGAATTTTCCAGATCTTCAATATACTCTTCAAGTTTTTCTTGTTTACGCATCTGATTCAAATTTAGTAGAATCGATGTTATTAACAATGCTGATGTTGTGATTATTGCTGCTATCATAATTTATCCAAATAGATCATTGAACATGTCTTTCGTGTTCATAGGTTTGTTAGATGATGAAATGCTGCTCTTACCCGTACGGGTTGATCGTTTAGGTATTGAAGCGGATGGCTTCTTGTCACGATATGCTTCATACTCTTTTCGAGATGCCATCATGTCTGCCTGATGTAAGATCATCACCATATTGGTTTTCAGTTTGCTAGATTCTGATCTAGAAATGAAATACGGACGATTGCCTTCATCGTATAGACCATCATGAATACGAATTGCCTGAAATTCATTCCATGTCATTTCGACGCCATATTTCTGTAACAACCAAATGCTCAGATCTGGAACCATGGTGAATGGATTGTTCTCATTGATCTTATACATCCGACCTTGATTTTTTCTGTGCCATTCTGAGTCATTAGGTTGATAAATTTCTCCACCATCTCCAGGAAATCCAATTTTACCTAGATCATGGTGCACGGCTGCAAACATCAATTCTTCTTTTGTGAAGCCATGCATGTCCATGCCAGCTTTATCATACACATCATATAGCATGTTTGCAAATTCCATGACACGTAATATATGATCAACATATCCGCCTTCAAAGGCATTATGAAAATGTGATATAGATGACGCAGGTGCCAATGCCATGCGTTCGCCTAAGTCATCATAAAGTTTAGCTAAGGCATCTGCTCTGCCCGGAAACAGATCTTTTATCTGCGATTGAAACGTTTCCCAATTCTGATGTATTTGTTCTGCTGATAACATTTTAAATTATTTGATCAATTAAACCATAAGATAACAATTGTTCAGAAGTTAAGAACATATCCGATTTCATATTCTCTCTCCAAAACTTTGCATCCATTTTTGTTTTTTCTGCTAAGATATCATAAATGGTATTTTCCATTACTTTGACATTTTCTAGAAATGCTGATATGTCGGACATCTTCCCTCCTAAGAAACTTGATGTCTGATGTAACATTACCGTGCTACGTTTACTACACATTCTGGTACCAGTACCGCATGCTAATATGATAGCTGCGGCTGAGAATGCTTTACCACGACAGAGTGTATTCACTTTCACATCCAATTGTTCAATGTAATCAATAATACCTAAAGTGGCATATACATCTCCGCCGGGCGAATCAATCAAAATGTTTACCGGTGCTTGTTTATCCGCTCGATGTTGAAGTAAACTACGCATTCGGATTATAAAATCTGTCACACTGCTGTCAGTGATTTCCTCATTCAGATATATAATAGAATCGTCATAATCTAACAAGGTACCAAGCTGATAATTCAGTGATTCATATAAATGACCCATATCAGAATTAGATTCTTTCATAATTTTTGATGGGCCGGATTCTCCGTAGATATCTTTCATATCTAATTATAAGAAAAAAATATCAACTATCAAAGAAAGCTTATAGCTTTTTCAACTTACGTTGAATTCGAGACACTTTTACGTGATGTGATTTAATATCTTTTTTTAACTTTGCCTTCTTCATTGCTCCTCTATGGAACGCTAATTGCTTTTGAAGTTCCAATTTCAACTCCGCCTTCTCTTTCTTTGACAATTTCTTTTTGTTAGACGGTTTGATTACAGTAGGTTTCAATGTACCTTTAAGTTTTGGCTGTTCAACACCTTTATGAAATACATTACCTTCTTTATCAACAAATTCTTTCATAAACTGCCAGCCCCGAGGACGTCCTGATGACACATATCCTTTATTAATCTTTGGTTGTGGCACTGTCTTCATTGTACATTTGTAACATAGAATTGAAGTGGTATCGCCTGATACGACTGAATACCTATTACACCGATCTTCGTTCATCAGATGTGGCCATGACCAATGTGTTTTATCAGCTATGCTATTACGGCATATCATATACCGTTCGCCATCAATAATTTTAGTTTTGAACTTTAATTTCATACATTTGTTTAATACCAATAACCGCCCGATCTCCTACGTGGTTTTGGAGCCGGCTTTTCAATCTCTTTCTGTTCTTCTGTTTCTTTTTTAGTATCATCTTCATAATGAAGACCTGTGTTACCATTCTGCCCAATGATGTCCATTCTCTTTTCAACAACATCTATATTAGGTAAATCATCCACATCTGCTTCTATCTCTACTGGTTCTATAACGTTCTTATTTGGTGTAGTCTCTGTTACGTTATTATTTGAACTAGGCTTACTAAAGGCTATTTCAAATGAGCGGTTAGCGGCTATTACGAGCGAGATTGCCAACGGGTCAAATACAAATACAATAATGAGCAGAAGTATGTTCACTACCTGAGCCATTGGCTTTCCGGTTATTTCTGATATGTATTTCAATGGCCCTAATTCAGCTGCGACATCAGAATCAATCTCAACATCAAATCGATCTGTTTCCAAAGTCAGAATGGCAGAATCTAGATCAGATATCTCACTTGTAAGTCTGATATAATCTGAATTTGCTATTTCTAATTGATTTGATAATAGTTCTCTCTGATCTCCCGCGCCATCTCTGTCTACCCAACTGTATTCGATGTTATTGATACCTTCATTTAGTTGAGCAATACGATCTTCAATACCAGTTAATGATTCTGATTTGAGATCTTTCTGTTTCTGAAAAGTCTCAATACGATTATCTATCAATGCTATCTCTTTGTCAACCATTGACGAGGCATTTGCTGTTTCCTGATATGCGGCAGATAAGAAACCATAGATACCCATGGAAGTTATCATTATTAGAACAAGCGTTGCTATGGTAAGATACGCTCGCAACAATATACTCAACTTCTTCCAATACTGATGTAATAATGTTGCTATGATCAGCTTAGAAGCTTCCAGAGTACCAGCCATGATGATCACAGCTGTGGCAGCTCCTGCAAATAGTTTAGATAAACCAAATACTGAAAAGAATGCAGCAGAGCCTGAAATAGACAGCGCTGATATGGCAATCAGAAATGGTAATAGTTTTTTCATATTAGCTTGCAGTGACGCGATCAGTTACAAACTGTAACCTACGTCTGATTTCTTTGAGCCTGGATATTGCTTCTGCACGATCAATAGGCATGTTACGTTCCACAGTTTGTTGTAAAATCATAACCATGTTATCAGCTTCATCAAGCCGTCTTAGTGTGTTTTCTCTGTCTTTCATTATAAAACTCTTTTTTCGCTTTTAGGATAAATATGTCTGTAATGGAGAATGGCTAACTCTTTTGCCTTAGCTTCCACCACAATATCAAAGTCCATACCATATGTACGGATTTCATCATAGATGTAATCAGAATGTGCTTGTTTTCTAATCTTATCAATGTTATGTTTTATTTTTGCCAATTCAGGCCACTCTTGAACTTCATTCAGACTCAATCCTTGTTTCTGAATCATTTCTTCGAAGTCTCTTTGTTTCTCGTGAGTCCGGCATTCACTGTAATGAGTACACTGACGTACATCTGAAGGCCACGTATCAGCTGCCATTTGCAATGCTTCATATTCATCAAGACCATCCGGATGAAACATATGATGATGATAATCAAATGTGATAGGCATGCCTACAACACGATGAAACAAATTATACAACATACGCACACTGTACATACTACTTTTATCATCATTTTCAATAACCAATCTCGCTCTACAAGCATCTGACAAACGATTGTAACCTTCAATCCATCTTACTGCAGTACCTTCATGATTGCCATAAGCACCTCCAATATGAATATTGATCTTGTTTTCATGAGACGGTTCAAAGCCCATCAGATCAAATACTTCGGAATGTCTTTCGAGACTTGTAATACTTCTTTCTACTACATCTTGATTAGGCGAACCTAGAACGTGAAATGGGCCTGGATGTGTCGTGAGACGATGGCCATGCTCTCGAGCATACTCTCCGGCCTTGAACAAAGCTTCTGATAGTTCATCATACTGCGGGAGATCTGTTAGTTCAAAATGATCATGCCATGGCACAATTTCAGAACCGACTCGAAACAAACGAATTCTATGCTCTTCATTCCATTTCAGATAATCAAGCAGATCTTTTGCGTTAGCAACAGACAGTTCGCCTACTTTATGCAAATCCCAAGTTGGCTGCCAAGATGCTTTTCGTAACGTCCTAGAAGTTGTAACACGACCACCTAATTTCTTTGGGCGGGACGTTAATGTCATGTTAACACAGGCATAGCCTAATCTCATACTTTCTAATTATAAATTAAAGATAAGAACTATTTCTCGTAATACCAAATCTAAATGAAAAAAAGATTGACTGCGGACCAATCTCATTTTAGCTGATAGAAACTTTTTTTGTAGCCTGTTCCTTAGTGTAAGGAACTTTGATGCATAATAACCCTTTGTCTAATTTGGCATCTATCTTTTCCAAATCAAACTTTCTTGCAAGCCTCCAACCTAAGTCAAAGTTTCTGCGAGCAATACCCTTATGGATATACTCATGTGCAGGTCGATTATCTTTACGGTATGCAACTCGCAAAGTATCTCCTTGGGTCTGTAACTCCAAGTCCTGCTTGTCAACACCAACTGCTGCAATTTCAATCTGCAGACCATCGTCTGTTTCTGAAATGTCAACTGGATGCTGAACCTTACTGTTTAATGCTGTTCTGAACTCTGTTCCGTTGTCGAAAAAATTGCGGAACATCAAATCGAATGGATGTAAATCTAATGTACTCATAATAAATCTCCTTAGATGATTTAAAAATTAAAAAAAACAAAAAAGAAAGGTCCGCAGTACCAATCTATTTCTAATATATATCTAGTTCATGGAAATTGGACCTCCATGTCCTATTATTTTATATGCTCTGAAAAAACGCATTGGATCATATTCTGATTTCTTTTTGTCTCGCAATCTGCTAAGTACTATTCCATCAAAACACATCTTGTTAACATATCTCCTAATCAATTTTAAACTATCTGAATTGAGATAAAGTTCATCACCATGCATGCTAATGCCCAATATCTGATCTTCAATTTTGATAGCTGAAATGATCAGCGGTTCCATACTTGATGTGGCAACTTCGTCAATGAATTCTTCTTCATCGACACTAAGATGTTTTTCCACAGCATATGCCACATCATTTTTCAATAAGTCGTATACAAATTCTATCTTATTTTGTATAGACAACTTCATATGAAAATAAAGAAAATCTTCTATGTATATAGCGTCTTTCTGCATTTAATATAAATATGTAAACACTCTGCTATTTCAGCATACCCATTTTATATTTCTTTTCAGCTGTATCTTTAGCTCGATATAAGGTATCCATGATGAGATCAATCTCTCCTCTCGTTAATTCAAATACACTTTTACCGATATAGAACTTACCAAGCTTAGCATTTTCTAAATCTTGCTGGTAATCTCGTTCCATAAGATTTTCATTAGTTTCAAAATCAACTGAGTTGTAAAATTTTCCTCTTCTTGTTTTAGTCTTGCCCCAAGCAAATGAATTGTTTAGTCGGTTACCCATTTTCTACTTCTTTGTAAATTATTAAAATAAATTGACCATATTGCATAGCACCTACATGATCCACGGCTGTTAATTTATATTTCTTGGAGGCCCATTTTAATAAGTCTCCGGCATTGAATTGATGTAAACCATTTTCAATATCTGTCTCCGATAATTCGAATTGATCAGATGTAAATGATATGACAACGCCTCGATTAGAATGATTCACCATAAGGTCTATAGTATCTTTTACATACTGACCATAGTCATCAACATCTTCATATGCTTTGTTAAACGAACCGATATTGATACACCAGTCTTTAATTAGATTTTTACTTATTTTAGTCCAATCTTTACACTGTAAATTCATATCAGATCCATTAGCTTCTTTACCTGCTTCGACTAATGATTTTTCTTTCTCTATACCGACATAATCCAAATCCTTACCGTATGTCATTTTATGCCATGTCTTGAAATCTCCGCGGCCAGCACCGAAATGCAAAATGCTATGATCAGCTGGTATAAAGTTTTGAATAATAGAATAGAAATGATACTGTACCTGTCGATTAGGATAACCTACCACCTCAGTACTGAATATAGGATCTGGTTCTGGGTTTGTTAATGTATCGACATCATCCATAGTGATACCGATAAAATTATTTTCAGCATCGGATACTAATGTTACTTCATTTTCCTTTTCAGCTTCGATAAGTTCCTGCAACTCCTGTTCCTGTTTCTGTTGCTTTGCGATACTATCAAAACTCAGCAATTGTTTCATTTTATCCAACATTTTGTTTTCTTTTTTTACGTCTTGAAATTCTGCGCTTCTTAGCTTCTAGTGTGCTAAGATCCATTCTCATTGGATGAGTACGATTGAAGTTCTGAGTTGTCTTACATGCCAATGCAGCGTACTCCCAAGCCTGTTCCAGATCATACGTTTCGGGAAACAGATACTCTTCTGCAATGAACACGTCATGATCCATGATACGAACCCCATCTTCATAAGTGATGGGGCGCGCATCTGGAAATAAACGCTTTACATGTTGCTCTGATTTAAGCATGACTTCTCAAGAAGGTTAGATTGTTATGTCGTTCGATATGGTTGACCAATATCTCAATATTGTTCTTGTAAACAACATCTCCATCCTGAAGCAACTCAGTACCTTCTGGATAATTTGCTCTGGTATGTCCAACATTATGATTGGCCCAAAGATTGGTTGTCCCAGATCCATATTCATTCCAGGCTTCAGTCAACTTGCTGTCGATAACTGGATAATCAGGAACGCCTGCTTGACGTTTCTTGTCTACAAAAACACAAATGAAACCAGATCCATTCTCTGCACGAAGATCATAATTATATGCCTTATGCGAATAGCGTTCATTTGTTATGACGCCGATCTGCTTCTTACCCTGATAATCAAATACTACTTTATCATTAACTTTATAACGTACCTTCATTTACTTTATTTGAGAGTTATCAATTACTTTACCAATCTTAGATGCGCTCACTGATTTCACTTCGAAATCCATTTGAGCTCCTTCAAAATCTTTGTAAACTAACTCCTCGGCATGCGTTACAGAAGCTGCCTTTACGAGATACGTCTCATTCAACCATTTTGTGCCACCTTTCGGTCCGTCCGTGGCTACCTTGACTTTCGATATGTAATATGTCATAACCTTTTTATTTGATACAATTTAAATATAAGACCTTTTTCTCAAAGAATCAAGAAAAAAGTAAAAAAAGTTTAATATTGTTTCGGGATTGGGATGGTTCTACGACCTCCACGCTTGCGCATTGACTCTAGTTCATCTGCGACTGCAATTTCTGTTCTGATCATTGTGAGAAGAACATTATTATCTGATAGCAATGAAGCAATGTTTTCATAGTTCTTGTATGTCATTGGACCACCTTTGGCAGCATTCTTAGCAGTTGCCAGAACTCCTTCCAATCTGCTGACAATACCCATACGCAGTGAGTTACGATCCATTGTTCCAAAACCGGGAATCTCCACATCTGGATTGACTGGGTCGAAATTTTCAGTATCTAACAATCCTCCCGTC